GATAATTGTTTAATGCTAGTGGCATTTTTTAGTCTCCCCCTCCTAGTGCGAGAATGTAAGGTGTGATACTTGCAAATAGACTTCTGTTGTAAGCATCACCAGAAATAGATCCTTCTAACTGATTGATAATAACACCATCACCAATTTTAAAGTTACCTGCCTGATCAGTAGAAGTGAAGATTACCAGACCTCCATTCTTATTCACAATCTCATTTTCTGGGATTGCTACACCACCACGAGCAGGGAGTGCATCAGGGAATGTATTACCAGATCCAATATATTCAAAGGCGTGACTTGAAGCAAGAACTCTACTCTGTTTGAAGAATGGAACTGTGGTTCCAACACCGACTGCGTAGGGAACATTCTCAGTAAAGGTAACAGTAGAGATACCACCGACAATCGGAGTTGCACTACTGACCACATAGTATGTAGGTAAGATATTGGGGGTGCCAGCAGCTGCACCAGCGATGGTTACGGTAGGTGTTCCAGTGTATCCCCTACCATTAGAAATCATATCCACTGATGTTACTACACCATTCGTCAATACTGCATTACCGGTTGCCTTAATACCCCAAGATTCACTTGGATCAGAGAATGTTACTGCAGGAGGACTTGTGTAACCACTTCCACCATTCGTGATTGTGACACCACTGATTGAATTGAAAATATTATCAACATAAACAACTTGACCATCATAAGGTCTAGTTACAAATGTGGATACTACACCAGCATTGACATAATCATGAGATAATGTAGATACACCTACAAAGGCAGAGAAACTATTTGCAGCCCCAACTTCGTTGACGGTAAAGATATTACCAAAATTACCAGAAGGGAATGATGTTGTTGGACCACCAGGAGAACATCTAAACTGAAGATCTCTTATTTCTACTTGTAACCCTTTATTGAAGTTATGGTTTGCACTTGTGGTGATAGTAACAATACCAGAACTAGCTGTATAATCTGCCGTGGTAACACCCAGAGTGTTTACACCAACATTGAGTGTAAAGATGTCTGAATTAGCGGCAGTTGCAGTGGTTACAGTTCCGATGAATTGTTGTGGACCAATACCATCAGCAACCAAACCTAATCTACCGAATGAGGAGTTTGAGTTGGTTAGGTCACATTGACCACCATTGATACAAATAATACTCTGATCATTGTAAATGGTGAAGATAGAAACTAGCTGAGCATAACCCTCATTAGAGATAGAAACACCGATACCACCTTGGTTCAGTTGAGTGTAACTATCAACATTCATTGCTCTGGTAGGACCGATAACACTGGCACCATCAATCTTCATACCAATACTGTTGGTGATGAAGTTAGTACAGTTTCTAATGTATGGACCTTGTGTTACAAACGATGGTTTATCTGGATTAAATGCAATGATTGCCTTTCCTTCATTCAAAGTGCCAGTAAATGACATGTTTTCAACATAGTTGCCATTAGCGACATAGATGAAATCTTTATCAGCATTCTGTGGTGAAAGAGACACTTCTCTTAAGCTATCACCCAGTAGTGTAATCTGTTCGGGAAGGACAAGAGGATTATTTTCTGAATAATTACCAGCTGAAATTCTAATGACCGTGCTTGCCTCAGCTATTGTAAGTGCAGAACCAACAGTTCTCTTTGCTGTAGATACTCTACGACCATCTTTTGTGTCATCACCATCAGGACTTACAAAGATGATATTAGTAACAGAGTTACCAATTCCAAGAACGTTGGTGAGGTTTGTACCGTCACCATAGAATGCAGTGGCACTGACAATACCAGTTGCACCATACATTGTAATGGCAGAACCAACCGACGAGATACCATTAACTTGTGAGTTGGTAGTGACCGTCAGATTGTTTGGAATGGTTACGTTAGTATCAAGTCCAACAGTAACACTTTGTCCGGCACCAACAGTGATGACTTCGTTAGAAGTTCCACGGACACCTAACTCCTGACTATCAAGATCAACTACGAATGTTCCACTGTCAGCATTACCATCAAGATCTTGTGCTGTGACTTGACTATCAACATATGCCTTGATTGACTGTTGAGTTACCAGGGCATCTGCTCTGTTAGATGCCATGTTATCCTCGTCAAGGATGGCAGTAACACCGACACCAGGACCAGTTGATAAGGTCAGGTTAGGAATGATAGCAGTAGTACCAACATTCAGAATATTGGTGGTGGTGATACCAGTGACTTCTAAAAGTTTGGCTGTGGTAATACCAAGTGTGGTAACACCAATAACTTCCAATGAAGTTGCGGAGGAGATGAAACCACTTTGTAAGTTTGTAGCAATACCCGCAAACTGTGCCCTACGAACATCCAAAGATGCCTTAGGATCAATAAAGATAGGATTTGAAGTTCCCTGTGCTAATAGAATATTTCCAGTAACACCAACGGGAAGGAATCCTGTGGTATCGGGTGCAGTTTGGACTGGCAATCTTCCTGCTGATCCACCCCTTAGATTGGTTGAGATACCAGCACTATCAGCAAATGATACATTAATCGATGCAAGTGAAGTCCATAGAGGAGTATTAGCTCCTTGTGATAAAAGAATTTCTCCAGTATTACCAACACCAGTAAATGCTGTAGTATTAACTGCGGATTGATATGGTATGGCACCACCAATACCACCCTTTAGATTTGTAGATACACCGGCAGTTACTGCAAAACCAGCGACAGCTACATTATTGGCACTTATTGTAACTCTACCTTGACCACTAACCGGAGATATAACAACACCAGCACCAGCAGCGATTGATGTAACAACACCGGAAAGATTGACACCATTACCAAAATATGTACCACCAGTAATTACACCAACAGTGGTCACACCTGTTAATGTTGTATTAAAAAGATCTGCTGAGTTTTGAGCTGTTAAAAACTTTGTGGTAGTCGCACCACCAATTAAAACATCATTAGTAACACCAATTCCTAGTGCTGTAAGAATTCCAGATACCGTAAAATCACCAGTTACGGAGGAAGGACCAACAATGATCGGGCCACTATTCTTAAACCTATTGGTTATCTTATCGGCCCTAAGTAATGACATTAAACTATAATGCTTTTCCTGTTAGTTGTATTTATAAAGTGAGTGGATAAATATCTAAGGTGATTGAGTATTTACACAATGAAGGAAGGTGAGTTTTGTCCCCTCATCAAAAAGAAATGTGTTGGTCGTAAATGTGCTTGGTATACTGAGGTAAGAGGAGTAAATCCAAACACAGGACAAGAGATTGACGAATGGAAGTGTGCTGTCGCGTGGATGCCCATGATGGCCGTTGAGATTGCTCAGAAATCAAATCAGACTGGTGCTGCAGTAGAAAGTTTTAGAAACGATGTAGCACAAGCAAATCAATTAAATCAACAACTCTACATTGAAGGATTACAACAGGGGATTGTGCAATCACAGATTACACCTCATAATCCCCTTGATACATTACCACCTAGTCCTTAGAACAGATAATAACATCAATGTATTGAACTGCGAAGTCCATTGTTGCTCCTGATGTTCCTTCATTTACTATAGTGATATTATGTTTGTGGCTGCCTTCACTGGCCCCCGTATTACCACTATATTCGTGTTTGTGATTTGAAGAGTTATTGTTTGTAGAAATGTTGTGTGTGTGACCACTTCCTGAGGAAAGTACACTTATACCGGTTGCTCTATTACCAGTGGTTGCATTTGAGTCCTGTCCTTTTGCAGCAGTATTACTTCTATCACCATGTTCAACATTGTCAGCTGTTCTTCTGACGTAATTATGGTTGTGTCCAGGGTCGGAAATATTGTGAGCATGACTACCGTTACTTGTTGTATTACCACCATGGGTATGATTAGAACTCTGATTGCTAGTATCACCACTATATTCGTGAGTGTGATTAGCGGTTTGATTACTGAGGTTGGCGGTATGATTATGTTGAGGGAGTACAACAGATCTGCTATCGAATGTAGATGTAAATGTATTATTACCACCAGTTCCACCACCGGTACCACTTACAACTCTAAGTGCTTTATTATTATTGGTAGTAAGTTTTGTCCAGCCAGTTGGTGCAGCAGATTGATAGAACAACATTACCGACCCGGAGGGTATAACTTGAATTGCAGCATCATAAGCAGCCTTGACTGCAGATGGTGTTGCAGCTTGAGTTGTAGATGAGCTGGTAATAGATGTATTCAGTTGAACTACACCCTGACCCGATGTGGATGCATCAGGTAATCTATCTACATCGACGATACCTTGTGAAATATTACCCCCGTCAAGATTGGTAATATTATCGCCAGCACCAGCAATGTTTCCTGCTGTCAGTGTTTGTGTGGATGGATTATACTTAAACTGTCCACTGTTAGAATCAATATAGGGTCTTTGGAAACTATTTCCTTGATTGTCGGAGAACAATACCTGATAATCGGTATCATCATTCTTCTCATCAACATTAATATTATTTGCATTCGTTGCAGTTCCACTTAAACTACCGGTGAATGTCGTTGCATTGATATTGGTTGATGTAAGAGTGTTAGTGCTGGGATTGTAAGTAAGATTGGTATTATCAGTGTCAATATACAGTCTTTGATATGCACTACCATCAGTATCACTAAAGATAACTTGATAATCTACATTGTTATTTTTTTGATCAACATTAATGTTATCGGCGCCGGTGGCAATACCAGAAAGATTACCTACAACTTCATTTACAGTTAGAATTTGTGTAGATGGATTGTATTTAAACTGTCCAGTATTTGAATCAATGTAAGCTGCCCTATATCCTATGGATTGATCATCGGTAAACAATACCTGATAACCAGTGGAATCGTTCTTCTGTTCAATCAGAACTTTATCTGCACCAGTTGAAACACCGATAAATGCAGTCTGGTCTTGTCTAACAGTCACAATACCAGAACTTACACTGAAGTCAGGACCCTTCAGGTTGTTGATAGTTCCAATACCTGATACAAAGATCTGTTCAAAATCTGCTTGAGTATTACTATCAAGGAATGAAGTTACGGTGAGGACACCGATTGAATTGGTCTTTTGATCATTACCAATGAATATGGAACCACCCATACCAGCAATGTTAGATGCCTGGTAATAAAGTTTGTTTGGTGAATCAAAGGGAACTTTAAAGGTGATGATACCAACTTGAGCACCATTATTTTCAACACCTCTGTTAAATTGATTTAAGAGATCAGCAGTGGGTTCTGTTTTAATGTAGAATGGGAAACCACCAGCATCTACAACAAATCTATAATTCTGTCCTCTTTGTAGATAAATCTCTGGATTATCTGTATTTACGGTGAATCCGATTCCGGGAGGGTCACCTGCGGCTAGGAACCTGAATTTATTACTATTATCATCAATATTGAACTTGGTGAATACTTCAGCGTTATTTGCAATCAGTTTATTATCAACAGTCACATTGGTAAAACCAACTGTTCCACCAGCAGATATCTGACCTGAAAGAGATGCTGCCTTAATTGAACCAGTAACTTCTACATCACCAAAAACAAATGCAGCAGTAGTTCCAGTAGATACTGGACCTCTTAGATCTAATGTGTAAGTTGGATTGGTCGAATTAATACCGATCTGTTTATTAAGAACAGAAGCTGTAATAACCGTTCCACCGATACCAACATCTAGACCAGATTGTGCAGTAGATACACCAGTAACTGCTATCCTCTCAGCGGTGATAGTAGTACCTACAGCCAATGATTGACTGACCTCACCATCACCGATAACAACTAACTTTCTATTGGCTTCAGTCGTTCCAATACCGACTTTATTAGTATCGGGGTCTGCGAAGACCAAGTTTTCATTGACTTGTAAGCCATTCTTGATGACAAAATCCTTATCAATTGCCATTTATCTACCAGGTCAGTTTTTGTTATTTTTATTTATCAACTGGCAATTGTTCCAAACTCCTTCCAAACATTACCAGTGGTAAATACCCAACCGACAGTTCCGCCTGTGGTGGGGTTGGCATGGAAGACAATATCACCAGGAGTTCCAGTTTCACTGGGAGTAGCGATACCAACAGTAATCTTTCTTGATACCTGAGCATTACCCTGAATAAACAAACTATTCGCTTCAACTCCTTCAGATGACGTGCTTACAACCTTCTGGGTAAATTGGACAGGACCATTAAACTCGGAGAGGATATTGGTCTTGTCACCACCATTCACGACAAGATTTCTACTGATCTTAACGGTAGAACTTTCTGAGTAATTGAAGTTACTGAGGTCATCAGTTGAACCACTTGCAAATGGATCTTCACCGGTAACAGTTTGAACTGGAGTATCAAAGACTTGTTCTCTACCAGTGTTAGAAGCAACTTTCTTATTTCCAATATAGAAGTCACCTCTATCATTCATACCGGTGTAATTTACAACACCTCCAGCCATTTTTTGTGATTGAGAGATAATCTCCTCATCAATTGTCAATTGTTTTGTCTGTCTATCTGGGAATGCAGTGGAGTAATTTCCTGGTCCATATCCAATATATTCAAATGTATGACCAGATGCCCTAATAATGGAGTTTCTTCTAAACTCAATAGGATAGAATCTGACTCTCTGTACCACAGATCCAACATCATGAAGTCCTGCAATAGTGCCATATACTGCTCTAAAGACTTTCAATTGTGTTGTTCCACCCACACGACTCACGGTGGTCTTAATTCTCATGATTTCATCATTAATTTGAATATAGTCTCCAATCAGGAAACCAAATTCCGTCATATTGTTGACATTGATAGTGTCAGTTGTTTTACTAGAGATTGCAGCAGATAGAGTGGTAGTAATACCTGCATAGATGGGTTGTTCTCTTCCATGAAGAACACCACTTCCAACAACAATGTCACCACCATTATTTTGTAGACCGTTACTATGAAGTTGAATAGTACCAGATGTTGAGGGTGTTACGGTATTGACACCAACATTCAGAACAACAGTGGTCAGTCCAATTTTATTAACACAGATGAAAGACCCGTTGAAGAATGTTTGAGCAGCACCACTTACCGTCACACTATTATTGACTCTGAAATTATTAGCAAAGTCTGTGGTGACTGTGGCAAGACCCACATTTTTATTATAAACAAAATTATTCGTATCAAACGCTGGTCCAATTATCGAGAATGATCCTGGATCTGATACAAC